GCGGGTCAGGCGCTTATAACAACGCTTATAGTGGTGCGCCAACTGAACCCGGCGGCAATGGTTACCAAGGCATGATTCGCATTTGGGAATACACGTAATGCAATTTACTTGGACATTCCCTCAGTTTATAGTGACGCCAGTATATGATGGTTTAGCCAATGTGGTTACGGCTATTAATTGGGTATGCACTGGAACTGATGGAACTATCTCGTCATCAGCATCTGGTACTGCAAAGTTAAGTACGCCTAGCCCAGCAGAATTTGTTCCATATGCTGACATCACCCAAGAAATGGCTTATAAGTGGGTGGCGGATTGCATTAGTATGCCAGCCGTAGAAATGGGGATATCGGCGCAAATAGCGCAGTTATCTCAGCCTGTATCACAACCGCAATTGCCACCTTTCTAAGAGGATAAAATGGAAAACCTTGAACTTGATCTTAAATTAACTGTCGCTCATGTTAATGCAATTTTAAAGCATCTGGCTAACGGCGTTTACGCTGAAGTTGCGGATGTTATTGCAGCACTTCATGGGCAAGCTAAGCCACAAGTAGAATTAGCAGCGTCCACTGCCGCACCAGAAGCTCCAGCCGAAACTCTAGCTGGCGCTCCTACGGAATAATATGGACCCGTTTACCCTCATAGCTGGGGCTACTGCTATTTATAATAGCATTAAGTCAGCGGTTGATGCGGGTAATGATGTTATGGACACGGCTGAGAAGGTCGGAACCCTTTTTGGCCGTGTTGCTCAAATTGTTCAGATTGCGTCATCTCCTCGAAAAAAGAAGATGTTTCAATCTCAGGCTGACTTTGAAGCTGAAGCCGTAAAGATGTACGCGGTAAAAGCCAAGGCGCAACAGATGGCGCTTGATGTTAAGAATATGTTTGTTGGCCAGTATGGTAGGGCTGCATGGGAAAGCATCCAACGTCAGGTCATTGAGATGAGAAAAGAAGCAGCAAGAGAAGCGGCGCTGGCGATGAAGCAACAGGAAGAAAACAGGCAAGACATAATTGTGATCGGTAGCATTGTTGGCGTTTTGTTGCTTGGAATTGCAGCTATTGGTGTTTTCCTTATGATTACGGTGAAATAACATGGACTTTCTCAAAACTTTTGGCCCACTGATTGGTCAGGTCGCCCCAACCATAGCCAGTGCTTTAGGCGGACCACTAGCTGGAATGGCTGTTAAGGCTGTATCTAGTGCCTTGTTTGGTCATCAAGATGCATCTGAAGATGAGATCATGGCTGCAATGGGTACAGCCACTCCAGATCAACTAACGGCACTCAAGAAGATTGACGCTGACTTCAAAGTTCAAATGAAGTCACTTGATATTGACCTTGAAAAGATTGCGGCTAGTGACCGTAATAGCGCCCGTAACATGCAGATTCAGACGCATGATTGGACGCCCCGTGTCATCGCTATTGTGGTTATCCTAGCTTGGGTTTTTATCCAGTGGCATCTATTTAATAGTGTCATTCCCGATACCATGCGTGAACTTATTGCCCGTGTATTGGGAACGCTAGATGCCTCATTGACACTAGTATTGTCGTATTATTTTGGTTCATCACATCAGCATACACCGGCTCCAAAGGCATAACTAATGAATATCAATTTAAAATTTGAATGTTCTGCGGTTGAATGCTTAAAACCCGCTTTATGCAAAGGTTTATGCAATGCGCACTACCTAAGAATGCGCAAAGGTTTAAACATGGATTCGCCAGTTAGAATTCAAGGCAAAAACAGAAAATGTAAAATTGAAGATTGTGGTAAGAAACATTATGGTAATGGTTATTGTGTTAACCATTGGAGAACTTGGAATAGGCAAAATATTAAGTTAAAGTTAATAGAAATGATGGGCGGTAAATGCACGGTATGCAAAAACACTTACCATCATGCGGCTTTTGATTTTCACCATTTAGACCCTTCAAAAAAAAAATTTAGTATTACTGATAAAATACAAAATTTATCTTTTGAAGAACTGATTAAGGAAACAAAAAAATGTATTTTACTTTGTGCAAATTGCCACAGGATTGAACACGCAAGAGAATTGATATGATTGGAAATTTTGAGCGGTGCCTAGCATTAGTTTTAAAAAATGAAGGCGGTTACACGGATAACTCAAAAGACCCCGGCGGTGCGACCAACTTAGGATGCACTAAAGCAGTTTGGGAACAGTATGTTGGACATGCGGTAACAAAGAGCGACATTATGGCTTTGACGCCAAATGATGTCATGCCGCTGTACAAAGATAAATATTGGGATACGGTAAAGGGTGACGATCTACCTATGGGCGTGGATTATGCCGTATTTGATTTTGCCATTAATTCGGGGCCGTCCCGCGCAGCGAAAGCCCTTCAAACGGTTCTCAATGTTAATGCGGACGGACAAATCGGGCCAGCCACACTTAGTGCTCTTGAAACGTCAAACCCTCGCGATGTTGCAACGAGAGTTTGCGAAGCCCGTTTAGCCTTCTTACAATCTCTATCAAACTATGCTAACTTTGGAAAAGGTTGGTCGCGCCGCGTTTCTGAGGTTGAAACAGCGGCATTTAACATGGTTGGATAGTCATGGATTACAATACATACGTCCAGCAGATTGCTACGATGGCTGTGGTTCCTACCACTGATCCAAATTATCAGATCATTCTGCCTCAAATGATCTCATATGCTGAATTGCGTATGCAGCGTGACCTTGATTTTCTTTCCACCCAGATTAGCACGACGGCTTACTCGCTGACGGCTAATAGCGGTACGTTTACAATTCCACAGACACAGTTTGTAACGACTGAGACGATGGAAGTTATCACTGGATCGGGTGTATCATCGCCATTGTTGCCGGTGACCAAGGAATACATTCAAAATGTATACAGCAGCGGTTCAGCTACTGGATTGCCAGCCTACTACGCTGAATATGGTGGTGACGCTGCTACTACTGGTTACACATCTCAAATTATGGTTGTCGGCCCTATTCCTGATTCGTCTTATCAGGTTCGTTTGACGGGTACAGTTCGTTCGGCTCCATTGTCGGCCACGAATACGCAGACATATATCTCTACTAATTTGCCAGATATGATGATTATGGCTTCCATGATCTATATTTCTGCATATCAGCGCAACTTTGGCCGTATGTCAGATGATCCGCAGATGGCTCAAAGTTATGAGAGCCAGTATCAAGTTCTTCTTAGGTCTGCTCTGTCTGAAGAAAATCGTAAAAAATATCAAGATGCAGCTTGGACTTCTTATTCTCAATCTCCTGTTGCTACCCCATCAAGGTAAAAAAATGGAAACAAAAATTTGCAATATTTGCAAAGAGATGAAATCATTGAACGATTTTTCATTAAATCGCTCAAGGAAAGATGGTCACCATTACAATTGCAAAAAATGTGATTTGAAAAAAGCAAAAGATTGGTATCAATTAAACAAGGATACTGCAAAAACAAGATCAAAAATATATAGAGACAAAAACAAAGAAACTCATTTAGAAAGAGACAAAGATAGATATTATCTCAATAGAGAAAATGAATTACAAAAAAGAAAACTGCATTATAATAAAAACAAGGATGTTATTATTAAAAAATCTAATGATTGGATTAGTGTCAATAGAGTAAAGCATAACTCATATATGAGAAATCATTATGAAAACAATAAGCCTTATTATAAAGTTCGTTCGGCGACACGTCGTGCTTTAAAAATCAATGCTACTCCATTTTGGTTGTCTGCAATTCAATTAGCGCAAATTCAAGAGATATATGATATAGCTACAGCACGTTCTGTCCAAACCGGGGTAATTCACCATGTGGATCATATCCACCCATTACATGGCGATGGATTTAATGGTTTGCATGTACCATGGAATTTGCAAGTGATTACAAAATTTGAAAATCTTAGCAAGGGATGTAATGTTCCAATCCAAGATAACCATCTTTTTTGGAAGGCATCCTAATGCCCCATAACACGATTAAGTTGAAGCCCGGCGTAGAAACCAACACCACATTGGCGTTAAATGAGGCTGCTTATTCATCATCTGCTTTGATTCGTTTTTTGCCAGAACGTATGGGACTTGGCTTGGCTCAAAAGTTGGGCGGCTGGGTGGCTTACTATAATTCTGCTATTTCGTCTAAGACTCGTGCTCTTAAAGGTTGGGCTGATCTTAATGCCACGAATCACCTTGGTATCGGTGCTGAATCATCTTTAAGTGTTCTGACAGGTAACAACCTAGTTGATATTACGCCTCAAATTACGACAACTAATCCAGCGCCAAACTTTTCAACGACGAGTGGCTCCAACACAGTTACTATTATTGACGCTGGAATAACGTCATCTGTTTTGGATTATGTTGAGTTTGTAACGCCTGTATCAGTGGGTGGTTTAATTTTAACTGGCCCGTATTCTATCTATACGGCTGGTGGAACTACTTACACGATCAATGCAAGCGCGCTGGCAACATCTACGGTATCAAACGGTGGTGCATCCTATGCGTTTTCAACGACTAGCGGTTCATCAATCATATCGGCAACATTAAATAATCACGGTTATAATGTTGGTGATCAATTTTATGTTGGCGTTGCGACAACACTTGGTGGCCTTACTTTGTCCGGCCTGTATACCGTTCTTACCGTTCCAACGGTAAATACGTTTACGTTCTCCGCAGCCAATTCGGCTACTTCTACGGCTGGTCCTGTTTCCATCAACTCTGGCAATATCAGTTCTACTTTTTATATTGCTTTAGGCCCACAGCCTACGGGTACCGGCTTCGGTGTTGGTGGGTTTGGCACGGGTGGTTTTGGTGTTGGTACAACTCAACCATCAACGCCCGGAACGCCAATAACGACAACGGACTGGACCTTGGATAACTTTGGGCAAGATTTAATTGCTTGTCCCGCTGGTGGTGCAATCTATTATTGGCAACCGGGTGGTCAACTTCAAAATGCTCAGATCATTGGCGGCAATGGTCCATTAGTTAACAGTGGCATTTTCGTTGCTATGCCAGAGCGTCAAGTCATTGCATACGGATCATCATTCACACTCGCGCCTGATCCACTATTGGTTCGGTGGTCTGATATTGAAGATTTTACTGTATGGAATGCCACGCCAACGAATCAGGCAGGTTCATATCGCATTCCTACTGGTTCTAAGATTGTTGCTGGTATTCAAGGGCCACAGCAAGGTTTGCTTTGGACTGATCTTGATCTGTGGGCCATGCAATATGTTGGCGCACCATTCGTCTATGGCTTCAATAAAATTGGATCAAACTGCGGCGCTATATCGCGTCACTGCATTGGCCAACTTAATGGTGCTATCTTTTGGATGAGCCAAAAGCAGTTCTTTATGTCAATGGGTTCTGGCCCACAGAGTATCCCATGTCCAATTTGGGATGTTATCTTCCAGAACATTAATACGTCATATCTTAATAAGGTATGTTGCGCTGTTAACTCTCAGTTCAACGAAGTAACTTGGTATTATCCATCGGCAAGTTCGACGGAGAATGACTCTTATGTCAAATACAACACAGTCCTCCAACAGTGGGACTATGGTACTCTTGGCCGTACTGCTTGGATTGATCAATCTGTTCTTGGGCCTCCCATTGGTGCTGGCTCTGATAACTATCTTTATCAGCACGAAATAGGAAATGACGCAGCAAGTGGAACTTCAACCACTGCTATGCTGTCTTCGTTCCAAACTGGTTTTTTCCAACTGAATGAGGCGGATAATTTGATTTTCATTGATCAAATTTGGCCAGACATGAAGTGGGGAACTTATAGCGGTACGCAGAACGCTACAGTTAAAATCACATTTTATGTGACGAACTACCCCGGCGATGCTGTGACGGCTTATGGTCCATATACCATGACACAGGCGACTGAATACATATCAGTCCGTATTAGGGCGCGTCTTATGTCAATTGCTGTATCATCTAACGATGTGGGTACTTTCTGGCGTCTTGGTGCGATTCGTTATCGTTACCAACTTGACGGAAAATTTTAATAGGAGGCTACCATCGCATCTTTAGACGATATCCTAACTACCCAGAAAAACGGTGTGCAAGGCATCAACGCCTTGAACCACACGACGCAGAATCTTGCCGGAACAGTAAATACTTATGAAGTTTCTGCTGCGACATACTTCTCTACGCCGATTGGATGGGTTGCTAAAGTTAGTGTCATTGTAGCCGGAACCACTACTGGAACCATATACGATGCAAATTCAGTGGCTACAGCAGTAAATGGTGTTCGTCTGGCTATAATTCCAAATACTGTTGGAATTTACACTATTAATATGCCTGTCAATAATGGCATTGTTGTCACTCCCGGAAGCGGCATGATTGTAGCCGTATCCTATAGTTGAGGTCGTTATGCCGTTAAATGCTGGCCATCAAAAAGATGTAGAAAAAACTTGCACAATTTGCGAGTCTACATTTTTTGCAGCTAGATGTCGGGCAGATGTAGCTAAATATTGTTCTCGAAGCTGTTATTATAAATCAATGGCTAAAAAGGGAACCGTTATCTTAAAATGTGATATATGCAGTAAAGAATATCGCCGCCCCCCATCTCACTCACACTACAAAACAAAAACATGCAGTTTGCTCTGTCGCGGTTTGGCGACTAGAACAGAAAAACCTATTTCTGGAGATTATCCATCAGTAAAATCATGGATGAAACGTAGAAATATGTTAAAATCTTGTATAAGGTGCAGCTATGATGAGCACCCTGAAATATTAGTCATTCATCATGCTGATAGAGATCGAAGAAACAATGATTTGAGCAATTTAGAAATTCTATGCCCAAATTGTCATGCTTTGGAACATTATTCTGAAAATAAGAAGGGATGGGGTCATGCCTCTACAAAAAGGCGCATCGCCAGCAACAATCTCAGCCAACATTAAGGAAATGTTGGCAAATAAACATCCACAGGATCAAGCCATAGCAGCTGCATTGAATGTTGCTCGTCCCAAGAAAGCATCTGGCGGTGATATTCCAGACCCGTTGACCAACTCAGACGTCCCGGATCGTGCGGCGCATGATTCGCGTGCTCATGTTGGACCAATTCATGCCGCAGTGGCTGGTCGAACCGATCACCTTAATATGCACGTTCCGGCTGGATCATATGTCATTCCGGCTGACATCGTGTCGGCATTAGGTGAGGGAAATACCGATGCAGGGCTTGATGTTCTGGATAGTCTTTGTCACGATCATAATTCAAATAGCGGAAATATGCGGTCTAAAAGTGATAAAAATAGTAATGACAGGTCTCTCGCGCCTATTGTTGCTGCTGGAGGGGAATATGTTATTCCTCCTAGTGTTGTCACTTCAATTGGCGGTGGCGATATCGATCATGGCCATAATTTGTTGGACGATTTTGTTGTTTTGGCTCGCAAGGACTTAATAAAGACACTCAGTAAACTTCCCGGACCTCGTAAGGACTAATAAATGCAAATTGTAGAGACTAAAAAACGTGTTCGTCTGTCAAAGAGTGCACGGAAGAACCGCAAAATTGAGCTAATCACTACCCCAGCCCGCGTCAGGGTTGCCACCAGAGACGACCTATTTGGCATTATGGACTTGGCTCGTATTGTCCATAAAGAGAATGGTTTGTTTGATTTTAATGATGCCAAAGTTGCCGAAGCCCTGTGGCCACAATTGACACAAAGCAACGGTATTATTGGCGTCATCGGGCCAAAAGATAAGCTAGAGGGATTGGTTGTCTTGCGGGTGGCTAACTATTGGTATTCTGAGAAACAGTTCTTGGAAGAAATGTGTGTCTTTGTGCATCCTGATTATCGTAATGCCAAAGAATCACGGGTTCAGAAACTGATTGAATTTGCTAAGAAAGTTGCGACAGACCTTGAACTTCCTTTGATGATTGGGGTTTTGTCAAATACTAGAACAAGTGCTAAGATAGCTTTATACAAGCGTAACTTTGGTGAACCCGCTGGGGCGTTTTTCCTATGGGGCGCGAAAACAGGTTCTACTGACGAAGAAGTAGATTGAGGGTTATACGATGGGTTCCAAGGGTTCAGCCACTACTACAACGACGAGTGCGCCTCCGCAGTCCGTTCAGGATATGTATAATTACATAACCCAGCAAGGCAAAACTCTTCAGCAGCAACCCTATCAGCAGTATCAGGGGCAATTGGTCCCTGATATTAATGCTACTCAGCAAGCCGGTATTGATCAGTCTCAACAATACTCTCAGGCTGCTCAGCCATATCTTCAGCAAGCTGGTCAGATGACACAGCAAGCGGCGGCTGGTTATAACCCACAGAACTTTGGTCAAGGCGTTTCAGCATATATGAGTCCGTATATGCAACAAGCTATGGGCGCAACTGCGGCTCAGATGCAAAATGTTAACCAGCAGCAGCAGCAACAGTTGCAGGGTAATGCAATTCAGCAAGGTGCATTTGGTGGTGATCGCGGTAACGTTGCTCAGGCCGCATTGATGAACCAGCAAAACCTTGCAATGGGTCAGACGCTTGGCAACATGGCAAATACTGGATACCAGTCCGCTGCTCAGAACTACATGACTGGTCTTGGCGCTCAAGGGCAGCTTGGTGCTCAAATGGGCAATATTGGTAATCTTGCTCAGAACGCTGGCATGACTGGGGCGCAACAGCTGTCGGCGGCTGGCGCTATTCCGTATGCAGTTCAACAGGCTCAAAACGCCGCTGCATATCAACAGTTTGCTCAGCAACAGGCTTATCCTTGGCAAACACTGGGTAGTCTTGCCAATATGGCTTCCGGCCTTGGCGCTGGTCAGGGTGGAACAAGCACTGCTACTGCCCCGGCTCCAAATCCAATGAATGCCGCGCTTGGCCTTGGTACATCATTGTTGGGTTTTATGACGCCATCAGATGAGCGCCTTAAAGAAAACATGGAGCCTATTGGTAAGACCTTTGATGGTCAGAATCTTTATAAGTACAATTATAAGGGTGATCCACGTACGCAAATTGGCCTTAGTGCTCAAGAAGTTGAAAAGCGCAATCCAAATGCCGTCTACCGTCGCGACGATGGTATGCGTGTTGTCGATTACAATGATGCTACCAATAAAGCTGCGGATCGCGGTCATTTTGCTGGCGGTGGGTCATCAATGGGTGGCCTTGTTTCTGAAACTATGGAGCGTCGTCCTTATTCTTATGGTGGTGTTGGACAAAGCCAAAGTCAGTTTGCTCAAACGCCTTACGCTGATGACCCATTATCTGATGAGATGGCTGCACTAGCTAAGATTACGCTTGGCTCATATATTCCTCAAATGAAGGAAATTAGGGCTGGTGGTAGTATGCCTATTCCGACCGCTCATGCATATGATGCACCAACATTTGATACATCTGGCATTTCTGGATTTGGAACTGCTTATAAGAAGTATAATGCAGCTAACGCAATTGCACCTTCCATTGCCGCTCAAGGAAACGATATTGCTGGCCTTGGGACAGACATTGGTAGCTATAGCCTTGGATTAAATTATGCCTCTGGTGGGCTTGTTCCTCGCATTCCGCATGCTGATGGCAGCTCTGCTGACCCAGAAAAAACCGTTCCCGCAGATCAAGGTTTCTTGGGTGGATTAGGTTCGTCTATATCTAAGGGACTGGGTGGTGTATTTGGATCAGATACGCAGCCGGGTTTTATTTCGAGCACTTTTAATAAAGGTCAACCCCTTTCTGATGATGCTCGTCAGGCTATGATGGCTGCTGGCTTTGGCATGATGGCAAGCCCGTCGCCATTTCTCACTCAGGCCATTGGTCAGGGTGGTCTAATCGGTGCAAATACATATGCTAAACAGCGCAATATTGATTATGAGACTCAGAAGGCGTTGGCTGAACAAGCATTGCGGGGTCGTGAAATTGGCGTTCAAGAGCAGGGTAATGTTTATAAGGGCAAGGAAGTTGAAAATGCGATTATTACAAATCGCATGACCGCCCTTCAGCAATTGAGAGTGCAAAAAGCATCTTATATTGAGAATGGCCAACCTGTTCCTGAAAATATTCAAAGCGGAATTGATAGTCTGGCCTCATCACTTGCTACGTTCGGCGTTAGCGGGGCTGGTGGCACTCCTGTTTCTGCTATAGCTGCCCCAGCCGCAGTTGCTGGCGCAGCGGTTGCCGCACCTAAGCCTCAGGAAGCGCCTCCAGTTACTGCCCCAGCTCCATCAGTTAGTGCAACGCCAGTTCCAGTGGTATCCGCACCAAAGCCAGCAGAGGCTCCAGCTGCTGTTGCTCCAGAAGTTAAAGCTGAGCCAAAGGCAGCAGTTCCAGAGGAGCCTCCAAAATATGGATTACCTAGAATTAATGATCCATCCTTTTTGACATCACTTGATCCTAACAATAATCCAAAAACTTTGCGTGATCGTGCCGCATTGATTTCTGGAGATGATCCTAAGGCTGCTGAGAACCTGCGTGAGCAAGCAACTAAGGCTCAAGATACTATGCTTGAAAAGGGGGTTGGCGTTGGCCCTAATGGTGAACTGATTAAGGTTCCGGGTTGGGATCAATGGAAATCTATGCAGGAAAACGTAAAGAGCAATGCGGACTGGTTTAACAAACAAGCCAGCGATGCGCTTTCACGTCAAAATTCTAGGCAGCAATTGGATTCAATTACCAAAATTGTTGAAAATTTCAAACCAAATGCTTTTGCAGAACAGTTTGGTGATATTCAACGTTATTTGAATGCAGTCAATATTCCTGTTCCAGATTCGGCTAAAGTAAATGCTGTGGCATTTCAATCCTTCTTAAAGGATACATTGCGTCAAATTTATAGCGACGTTAAGCAGTATTCTGGCGGTGTAAAGGTCGCTGAATTAGCTGGACTTGAGAAGCAAGCCCCAGGCCCAACTCTTGAACCCGGAACTGTTGAAAATATTATGTCGCAACTTAATGGTTCATTGAATTTTGCTGATAAGCATTTCTATGATGCCCTTGATTTCCGCAATAAAAACAAGGGGGCATTTGATCAGGCAGACTTCGAAGGTGAATTCAATAAAAATAATAACCTGACGAAATATACTGATGATGCTTTAAAAGACATAGCTGTGTATGGTGCTGCTCCCACCAACAAGGCAAGTTTTGTTCCGGGTAAAACATATATCCTAGATCAAGGTCCAAATGGTGAACCAGTTAAACCTCATAAGAAGAGGTTTATTAAGTTTTCCGCAAAGGGTAATCCAATATTTGCCGACGTTGAATAGGTGACACATGACTGATGTTTCTGGAACGGAATACAATTGGGCAGAACCAGATGTGAAGCCAACTCGTCGTTGGTCCTCTGACATCCCTGCGACAGAAGCCGCTCCATCAGCTGGGGTTGGTACTGAATATTTATATAATACTCCCCCATCTATTGGTGAGGATGTTGGAAAATCAATGGCAAGCCAAGCCAAATATATCCCCGGTGATATCGCTTCCATTGTTGGCGGCGCTGGCGAATTGATGGATGTGGCTAAGGCTAAGGCTGCAAAGTATTTAGTTGGATATCCAGCTGAATATTTAGGCTACGCTAAACCGGGTACTGCGGAAGCAATTGAAAATGAAATAGCTCCAGAACAAGGTGCTGTTACTAATTCTATTTTAGGAGTTCCATTTCCAACTCCTTATGGAATGGAAGAAGCAACACGCGCTGTTACTCCATCGTCTTTGGAATATGAGCCACAAACCACCACTGGTAAACTAGCGGGATCAGCTACTCGCGTTGGCGGCGGCATGGCCCTTACGGGTGGATTGGGTGCATTAACAAGGGCTCCTGAGGTAATTGAGGCTGCTACATCCGTTCCATCAGCAGTGAAAGAGTTATTGGGTACTGCGGGTAAGACGGCAGTAAAAGAAGGTGCTGTTGGAGTCGTTAGCGGAGCCGCATCTGAATTAGCTGGTCAGGCCGCTGAACAAACTGGATTTGATCAAGTTGATCCATATGCCAGATTTCTGGGCGGCACGATTGGTTTAGCTGGCGGTCATTTGATATCGCGTGGCGTTAGATATCTTTTGCCAGATGTTGAGGGTCAAGCAAAACTTGTGAAGGCTATGGGTGAGGATTTTGCAACTGGCCAATCAAAGATCAGTCCAGATGATCTACAAAAAATGATCGATAATGGCTACAAGCCAACTCCTTGGGATGTCGTTGGCCCCCGTGGTGAGGAGCTTCTTGAAAAGATGGGTTTCAAGACGCCTGAATCAAAAGTGGCTATTAAAAAGTTAAATGAAGAAATGATGGCTCGTGGAGACGCGGCTGCGGGTAATGTGTCATCATATCTTGAAGATAAAGTAATGGGTACGCAATTAGATGCCCCCGCATTGCAGTCAAAGATAGAGGCAGAAAATAAAGTTCAAACCGGAAAAATCTATGATTTAGCTAACTCATCAATGAATGCTCAAAATGTATTTTCTCCTAAATTAAGGGATTTAATGCAAGTTGATGACTTTAAAAAAGCAATGAAAGTTGCTGATTCTGTTTCATCGGACCCCGCATTAGGAATTAAAGTTGGCACTACCTCACCACCTAATTTGATGTATTGGGATCAGGTAAAACGCAGTTTAGATGATCAAATATCAACCGCTATGCGTGGTGGCTCTAATGATGAAGCACGTCGTCTGCTAGGCTTGAAGGGCCGACTGGTTGGCGAACTTGATTCAATTGTTCCTGAATACGCTGACGCGAGAAATGCAGCATCAGAAGCATTTGGATCATCAAACGCTATTGAATCTGGTTATAATTCAATCAAAAATATGAATGCTTTTAAAGCATCTGATTTTTTTGATTTACGAAAAAGTTTAAATCCAGAACAGAAAGAACTTATGGCTACTGGTGCTGCCAGTGCTATGAAAGAGTATATTGATAATAATGGCTTAGATAGGTTTTTGCAGCTTGTTGATAAGCCATCAATTGCTAGTCGAGCTAAAATTGTTTTGGGTGATGATAGGTTTGATAACCTTGTTGGAAATGCTCGCGTTCAAAGTACTCTAGCAAAAGTGGGTCAAGTTGCGGCACAAGATACTAAAAGCGGCTTAGGCCTTTGGGAAGGTGTTGGCGGAATTGCTGGTGCCTTGGCTCAAGGTGCAGGGGATACTGTTCTTCAGGGGCAAGCGCCATCTGCTCGTCAAATAGCCGCATTTGTTGGAGGTGCTGTGGCATCAGCTGCGGCAAAGGGAACTTTAAACTTCGCCCAAAATCGTGTTGCTAATAGTGTCGTAAAACTTATGACTTCTAATGATCCAGCTAAGTTGGAAAAGTTGGCGGGAATGGCGCAAAAGGATTACGCTGTATCGTCGATGTTGGATAAGATTGGCGATTTGTCGCAAAAGGCATTGCTTCTCAACTCTCGCGTTAATCCACCATATGAATCTGAACGTCAGGGCCATAAGTCTGGTGGTAAGGTCGGGGGTCTTACGGCAGAATCACTTCTTCGTGATTTAAAACGCCGTCAGGTTATGTTGGCAAGCAAGACTGAGCATATGCTTTCATTACCCGACGACGCAGTTGTTCAAGCGTTGGATGCAGCCAAGCGTTAAGCTGCGTCTGCCGCTGCCAACTGATTAGCTAAGTCAGACATAATCCTCAGTTCAGCAAAGCTACCATCTACCGGCTTTGCGAACTGAGCGGTGTGTGCTGACGTTGTGATCACATCACGGTACAGATCGGGATTAAGGCGATCCTCACTGACCTTGGCTAACGATATACACATCATGATGATTGATACGTCGTGCGCCGTTACCTCTTTCTCAAGCATTACAGAGGCCATCAGGGAAGCCTTCGTAATTGCTGGAACTGGATCACCATTTTTAACAGCGTTAGCCTCAGCGGCCTTCTGTGTGTGATCAATGAACTGACGCCAGTTCAGCGGGCCACTATAGTTCCGTTTAGCTTTTTCTTCCATTTTGAGTTCTTTCCATATGGGAGTGGGGTTTTTGATTCTTTCAAACCTAAAGTTGATGATTTCGCTCGTTTCGCTTTCGTTATCTGGCTCATGTCCTCCTTGGTTTTTTGGGTTGCACAGGCTTTGCACGTAAGACGTATATTTGATTCTTCGTCGGCTCCCGAAAGGCCAAGTGGTATAACGTGTTCGTAGATAAAGCCACCAACGAGCAACTTTGTTCCACAAATCATACATTTTCCCTTCTCACGTTCCCAAATCGTTAGTTTTTTTCGGGGCGATAGAGTTCCCCTTTTTGTCGTTTGTGAGTGTTCCATGTGTTTTAAATCTCCATTTTGCACAATCATAATTCAAATTTAACAATTCAGATGCTTCTACTAAACTTACTTTTTCACCATTTAAATCTACAATTGTGTTTCTTCTTGTATTTCTAGATTGCTGTTTAGGAGTAGCCCATCGACAGTTTCCTTTTTCATAATTTCCATCATTATTAATCCTATCTATTGAATGATGTTTTGATGGTCTTTTTCCCATATCAAAAAGAAACAACTCAAAATTATGCCTCCAATCATCTGAGACCTTAATTCCACGTCCACCATAATTTTCCCAATCTGGACTATTCGCATTAGTGCATCTATTTATTATGCGATTCCATACGCTATATTCTTCAAGTTTTGATTTTCCATGAGTTGTCAATCTTTTGACGTTATTTTCTATTTTTAAACATCCACAAGATTTAGTTTTACCATTTTTTAAATGAATTCCCAAAACTTCTCGTGTTGTTCCGCACTCACATTTGCATACCCATGAATAATGAGTGTTTTTTCTTGGACCTTGAGATAGCACGACCCAGCGACCAAATTTTTCATTTACAAGATTTCTATGCACGCAAATCTCCACAAAAAGTTTTAACGTGCTCGTTTTAACACATTAAACTAATCAGTCAAATGTTTTAACGTGTTTAAATTTTCCTATATTTATGATTTCATTCATTGAAGGAAAAACCTTTTATCTCACGAAATTCTTCCCTTGGTATTAAGTAGCAAATTGCTTCGTAATCCCGTGGGTCATTTCTGTTTCGTTGACCAGATTTGCGTGATTTATATTGATTGTGAAGGATATCAAGGTAGCCAAAATAATCCGGCCACTTCACGACCAATAACGCTGGCAACTTGGTTTCTTCAGATAGTTTCAGGCCATGATCTATGTCAGTCTTTGTGCAGATATAAGTGTCAAAGTCAGTGTATGGTTTGCTCTTGGTTTTAACCTCAATGAAGCCAACGATTTCACCATACCTCCGACACCTAAAGTCAAAAATGCTGTAATCACCCATCTTTTCATATTCAAAATTCCACTGGGTGCTCAAGAACTCGATGATCTGATGTTCTCGATTTAAATCATGTGGAGTTTGATAAGATATAAAGGGTGCATCAATCACTGAAACTTGCTCCCCGCTCTATGAGAATTTTTTTCAATTGTAGATGTTAACCATCCCCAACTTTGGCCATTCTTAATATTGCTAACTGTTTGAAATTTAATATTATATATCTCCGCTATGTCTTTAAGTGTTTTCTTCATTTGATAAATTTCAATTACATCTTTTTCTGTAAGCTTGGCTTGAGGGTTATTTTCTCCTTTGTGTGATTTTCCGCGTGACCTATTTTTATCATGTCTATCTTTATTGTTATCTAAAACAGTTCCAGTTTTTAAATGCGCGGGGTTGCAGCAAGAAGGATTATCGCAGATATGCATTACACATTCGCCATTTTCAATCGGCCCAATTGAATTTTTATAGACTTCTCTATGTGCTAATTTGGGCCTACCATTAATGCCAATAATTCCATATCCTTGGCGTGTTTTTGCAGCATTCCAAACCCAACATTTATCAGGTGTTAATATGGTAATTTTTTCCCATAATCTTAAAACTACTGGCTTATAAGGTGGCATTATTTAAACGATGCTCCTGCGCGTAAAGAGGCTTGTTCCGTTCTATACGCTTCAATAATAGCATCTGATTTATTCCTTTGGCAACGATGAAATTCATCATTTTCAATAGCTTGAACCTCTTCTTCGCAAGCAAGAGCATAATCTTTATGAGATTCAGCCCAAGCATCGCGCATTGCCACGGATGATTCGGGGGAACGAAGAATTAAATTAGCTTTTATTTGCTTTCGATTAAATTCCGCTCGCACCTTTCTGGCGCGAGCGGCAGCGGAAATTTCGGATGAAGTTGCTAAATAGTTTAGTGCTTCTTCAATCCATTCATCTTTAATCAGTTTGTTCGTTTGCATAGTGACGTTCGATCCTTGGTTTAAGTGCAATCCAGCACTCTACGTTTTGATTTGGCGTTGGAAGGGCATCAAGGATTACAAGAATTTCGTTATCCTCAAGCCAACCATTGCCAATAATTGTCTTCTTAGTCGCACCGTTGCGGTCAGTTTTATAAGACAAAACTGTCCACCGCTCAGGCCAATGTTCATCAATTTCCATATATTCCAATGGACGAAGGATTACCCGACAGAAGTTGTCTGGATCGGTTAAGGGAAGAGCCTCAAGCAAGATATTGATAGTATCTCGCTTGGTGCTAAATCCCTTGCCAATGACAATGCCACGGGCTTCATTCGTGACGGCCTCAGGACGATAAGAGACCGCCTTCCACTCAAATCTAAAACTTGGATCAGAATGGGATGTCATCGTCGATATCGATTGATGGGGCATTCTGTCGTTGTCCCCCATTAGATTTATTGTCTTGATCGGCTTTTTGGAAACTGCATGAGAGAAACTTTTCACCATTACGATCTACCTTAATCCACACTGCCAATTTGTAATCTTCACCATCCACCTTAACCGATCCGGTGTAGCTAGGATGCTTATCTTGGGTTTTATATTTGTTTTTGAACGCTGATCCGCTCATATCTTTAACTTCATAATTAGACATTTTTAATTCCTTTCGTTGCATTAATCCGTGCCGTGCAAGCATCGGTCATTTTTGTGTACTCATCAGTGTTTGGCACGATTGCCAATGTAATTCTGTTTTCACTTTCTGATTTCCATGTTGCCCTAACTTCCTTTTCATCAAGGCACATTTCCAGCATTCCAGTGAAAACACCAACATAGTTATCAACGTCTTTAGCCTCTAAAGCCCGCTTTGGAAGTTCAATCTTTTTAAGCGGCTGCCTCTTTGGCGCTGGTTTTTCTACTTCCTGATTCGGTGCTGACTTATCGCCATCCTCTTTCTCAGGGTCGTCTCCAGTTTCAATCTGGAACAACTTGAACAACAGATATTTATTGGCCCCTGTCAGAGCCTTGTAGATACCCTTGTCGCCTACGCTGCCAGATTTAGACTTGTCATTACCGCAACCAACGGCAATGATTTTATCAGGCCAAATCTCGCCCGATGTGTGAGCCAATGTGTATTCGACGGTGACGGTTGTATTACCGTGCGCGTCGATTGGCGATACGTTTCCGATGCTTGGGATAAGCACCAATCCCTGATCAATCATCGCGGGACGAAGTGATTCGAGGAGGGATGATTCGCTGGCATACTTGTAGCCGTGGAACTTGTTTTCGGAAGATTTCTGAACGTAGGAGACGGATTTCATCACCTCATTCAATGCCTTGATAATGTTTTTCATCGTTACCTTACCGTTAATGTTTCGCCGCCATTTGACAGCGTTGCGCCGGGAACGTCTTCGCCAGCCTTTAGCTTTTCACCAATCAACGTCTTGTTTGGTTCGACTTTGATACGCATAAATTCATCGGGGATCAACCCCTCATCCAAAATTTGTACCGATAGCGGCTTCTGGCTCAGCGAAACGGTTCCATTGGCGGCCTTAACGGTACGCATATCGGCCATCTCCAACATGCGACGAAGCAGGGTACGGATCAAATTAACGCGAACGGTATGTTTCGAAATTCGGTCATCCATACGCGCACGCGATATTTTAATACCTTCTATATAACCTTCTGTAATAGATAGTTCTAATAAACATTTATTAATAATATCCATATAGTCAGTAGAACCCTCTAAGATATCTGACTTAAAAGTATCATCATTCTTTAACTCAGGATTATTAATATATATGTTAGCCAGAAGGTTAGTAATTTCATGTTCTATAACTGGCATAGCTAATCTAAGTTTATGCATCTCAGTGGCATCCGACTGTGCGCCATGTGGAAACTGTTTCATTGGTTAACACCCTTGTATGTTTGTTTTCGGCATGTTACTGATTGCACTCAATGTAAGGATTGTCAAATGATTGAACGGCTCGATCCCCCGCTACCTGTATTTACCCCAAAGGGCAGTGCTATGGCGCACTTCCTGATTGACTATGGGTTTGAACACCATTTGATGTGGATTTGTTTTCAGGACGAAACTGGAGAATGTTGGACATGGGAAAACCCATTGATTCGGATGCAGCCAAACACGACGGCGGGACGGAAATCGATCTCGAATATACGCCTACCCACCCCATAAGAATGTTTCGAAAAGAACACTTTGTCACGCTTGACGATTTGTCTTTTCAAACTGGAATTTCGATGGCATCCTTGTCTCGAATTGAACGATATAAACAATACCCTCTAATCAGTGCAGCAAAGAAAATCATTGCAGCATCAGGGGGTTACCTGAAACCGGAAGATTTTTTTGGTGAAAAGTAATGATACAATTAACTCTTCCACTGGCTCCGTCAGCTAACGCTCTTTGGCGCATAACTGGCTCTAGAATGTACAAGACAAAGCTCTACAAAGATTGGCTTGAAGAAGCTGGTTGGATGGTGAGGCAACAAACGAAACAGACAATTGATGGCGAGTACGTTCTTCACATTAGGGCGAGAAAAACCAACAAACGTCGCGATTTGGATAATATCTTGAAGGCAACAAGTGATCTTCTTGTTAACCTTCATATTGTAGAAGATGACTCGCAGTGCATGGCTTTGGCTGCTGAGTGGGCCAAGGAATCATCAGAGCCGATGGTTGTAACGATTTACGCAATGGGCGAGGCAGATGACACAGGACTTCCGAAACTACAATGAATTACGTGCACATTACTTGGCAGTTAGAAAAAGATTGGGCGGACTTGGCAAGTCAGCAGGACTTGTCCCAATTAGGCCACCAGAAGTTCAAAAGATTGTACCTTCCCGTGTTGAGGAAACCACTGAAGTTGTGTTCAAGGTGGACCGTATCCCCAATAACAATTTCTCGAAACTCTTAATTAAAATTGCTCAAAAACACAGTGTCGATCCTAACTCTTTAATCGTTCCGAATCACAAACCTGAGGTTGTTAAAATTCGCCGGGAAGTGGTTTATTTCGCGGTTAAGGATTTGAAATATTCGGCCAGCCAAATTGGTCGATGGCTACAACGTGATCACAAAACAATCCTTTACGACGTTAAATGTTACGAGAGAGACAATGCACAAACTGCGTGATTATCAAGAGGATGCGATTACGGCTCTACGCCAGTCACTTCGATCTGGTAAACAAAGGCCGGTGCTGCAAGTTCCAACGGGTGGCGGTAAGACTGCCATCGCGGGTAATATCATCAACATGGCACTAGAACGGGGGCGCAGAGTTATTTTCTGCGTTCCAGCAATTAGCCTCGTTGATCAAACAGTTAAGTCATTTGAACGGGATGGCATCTTTGATATCGGTGTCATGCAAGCCTATCACGAACGCACGGATCACACGGCTCAGGTTCAGGTTGCTTCGATCCAGACACTGATGCGTCGCAATGTGCCAGATTGTGGTTTGGTCATTATCGACGAGGCCCACGTCCTGTTTAAGTTCTACGGTAAGTGGTTTGAGAAACTGGCCGAAAATCGAATACCTGTTATTGGATTAACGGCAACTCCGTGGGCCAGAGGCATGGGAAAACTGTATGATGACTTGATTGTTGGAACGACAACGCAGCGACTAATAGACGCAGGGTATCTATCAAGTTTCCGTGTGTTTGCTCCATCCCACCCAGACTTGACGGATGTTAAGATCGTTAAGGGTGATTATGAGACTAAAGGATTATCTGCCGCTATGCAGGAGGGTACTCTTGTGGCCGATATTGTTTCAACGTGGCTTGAGAAGGGTGAGGATCGTCCAACGCTATGTTTTGGTGTGGATCGTGCTCACGCCAAAAAGATACAGCAAGAGTTTTTGGCTGCTGGAGTTCCAACGGGGTATATGGATTCTTTTACTGAACTGTTGGAACGTCAGGAAATAGCCAAACAATTCGCGGACGGTGATTTAAAGATTGTCTGTAATGTCGGTGTTCTCACGACTGGCATCGATTGGGATGTGCGGTGCATCATTCTGGCGCGGCCTACACGCTCTGAGATTTTGTATACACAGATCATTGGGCGTGGACTTAGAACAGCTGAGGGCAAGGATAATTGCCTGATACTAGACCACAGTGACACAACGATCCGGCTTGGATTTGTGACGGACATTCACCATGAGACACTCGATTCGGGCGATAAAAGAACGGCCAGTAAGTTTGAAAAAGAAACGCCGCTACCGAAACCCTGTCCAAAATGCACGTTCGTTCGCCCCCCAAAAACACAAGAATGTCCGGCATGTGGTTTTAAGGCAGAGTATGTTTCAAAAATAAACACAGAGGATGGTGAATTGTTAGAATTAACGCCAAACAAAAAGCAGATTGCCAAAGACTGGCCAGCGGCTGCCAAATCAACATTCTACGCAGAATTGCTTGGACACGCTCAAATCAAGGGATACAAAGATGGTTGGGCTTATCACGCTTACCGTCAAAGGTTTGGTGTGGGGCCAGCTAATAGGCCATCCCCGATCATGCCGTCACAGGCTACATCAGCTTGGATCAAGCATTTAAACATCACTAAGGCAAAACAACGTGAGAAAAATGAACTTCGCAACAGCAATAGCCCAATCACACGGCAAGTGGCATAGCATCCTTCTACAGTTAGGGGTCGATAGCGCACACTTATCTGGCAAACACTGTCCATGCCCAATCTGTGGCGGTAAGGATCGCTTTCGGTTTGATAATAAGAAGGGAGATGGCAATTGGATTTGCTCTAACTGCGGTGCGGGTAATGGATTTAACTTGGTGTCGCGAATCAGGGGAATACCAGCCGGGGATGTCCTCAAAATGGTAGAACCATTGATAGATACCGCCGCACTGAGGGCCGTGCCAAAAGTTGATACGGAAAAAACTCATGCGTCAGCGGAACGGTTTTGGAAAAGCACGCGGAGGGTCATGAATGGCTCTCCGGTGTGGTCGTACCTTACAACACGATTAAATGGCTTCTATGCCTCCCCTGTCATTCGTGAGGGCCATGCAACACATCCCGACGGTGA